CGTGGCGCTGTTGGCGGAGTCGCCGCTCGTGGCGCTGTTGGCGTAGTTACCGCTCGTGGCGCTGTGGGCGGAGTTACCGCTCGTGGCGCTGTGGGCGTAGTTACCGCTCGTGGCGCTGTGGGCGTAGTTACCGCTCGTGGCGCTGTTGGCGGAGTCGCCGCTCGTGGCGCTGTTGGCGGAGTCGCCGCTCGTGGCGCTGTTGGCGTAGTTACCGCTCGTGGCGCTGTGGGCGTAGTTACCGCTCGTGGCATCTGTGGACTTGCTGCGCGTCCACTCAATGGCAGCTTTGATCAGGCCGGGAATGCCAATCTCTGCTTTTACGGTGATTCGCTGAGCCGCAAGTTTGTCGCCGTCGCGATTCGTCTTGCCGGAAAGCTCAACAAGCGCGAAACGATTGCCATTGTTGACGCCGTAGTAGCTCCACACGGAAAGCGGATGCTCGCAGGCATGGAACCCGCCGTAGCACGCAGCCACTTCGCCGTTGTGCACGTATTCCTTGCCAATCTCGTACTGAAAACCACGGCACGAAAGATTGCTATCGAAGCCCTTGTAGGCGATCACAACCTGGTCGTCTTTCTTCTTATCCATGTCCTGCCTCCTGAGCAGCCAGCTTGTGGGCTGTTGCAGGAGACATTACGCCATGCCGTAATAGACGTCAAGCGAAATTACGCTATGGCGTATAGGAAATTTTCCTATGCCAAAAAAAGACCCGCCTAAGCGGGTCGGAAAGAGAGGATATGACGTCATGGTTGGGTTCGACCGTGGAGCACTCGGAAAGCTACAGGGCATCCATTGCCGCCGGAGAGTCGTTCGAATGCATCCAACACTTTTCGCAATCGCCCTATCTCATCGTCGGTCAAGGGCTTATTCGTCCTGCGATTGTGAGAAATAAGCCTTAGATCAATGACTTCTCTGTCATTTCCAGAGCTTTCATCTAGTGTCGTCATTGTTGTTCCCCTGAATCTTTCCGAGCCCTGGCGGCCTGCATGATGGCGTCTACGGTAGCCATCGATGGCTTGCCGCCGTCCTTGGCGATCATTTCGCATAAGTCTATGAGACGACTAGCTTTTGCCTCGGGACTATACGGCCCGGACAGTGATTCGTCGTACTCAACGAACATGATCGCTTGGGCCAGTATTTCGGGGGAAAGTGTCACGGAATGAGATGCACGTCGCATTTGCCCTTGGCCGGTTGTCAGCCATTTACCAGACACATCTAGGACATCGGCAATCACCGCCAATTGCCCTGTAGCGCCCTGGTCACCGGTTTCGATGCCGGCCAGGGTGGAATAGGGCATCTCAATAGCCGCAGCCAGATCCTTGCGGGACATGCCTGCGGCCTCCCTGGCCATTCTGATTCGTTCACCTATGGTCATAGGAATATTGTCGCGGCCATAAGATTCCCTATACCGTTGACATGAATTACGGTATGGCGTAGGATTGGGGCTGTGGGTCGTGGGACTGGTTTCCATGGCCCTTTATTTGGCTACCAAACCATGAGCCAACAAAACCCAAGGCAAACCACGATGCACCAACAAGAAATTCGAATCCTGGGGCAGGTTCCGCAGCTCGACCTTGTAGATGAAGGACTTATCGAGCGGTGCGATAGCTTCCAGCAGGCGCTTGCCGTGTCCCGTGCCATGGGTCGTCGCAAGCCCTCCGATGGCGCCATTGCCGATGTAGTCGGCGTCCTGCCGTGCGTTTGGTCGCGCATCCAGAACAAGCCGAAGAATCGGCCGGCCTATATGCCGGAGGACGGCTACAAGCTGTTCTGCGATGCCGTGGGCAACGTCGGCGTCGTCCAGTGGCTTGCCGATCAGGTCGGTATGAGCCTGGTGCCGAAGCGGGAGACGCGGGAGCAGCAACTTGAACGCGAGCTTGTCGAGCTGCGCGCCGCTAAGACGCGCACCAGGGAGGCCGCATGAATGGCCCGATCTTTTGGCCGAGAAACGCGCCGCGTCTTCTGTCTCCTAGGGACATTACTCGCGAGGCTAGTTGGATGCTGATTCGCTATTGCAATCCAAATGCAGATCGAACGGATTTTATTTTGCGCTCGACTCATCGCGAAGCCATTGCCGATGCTCGGTCTGCCGGTCTGCCGGACATATGGGAAGACAAGTCATGACCGACCAAGGCCAAAACGATCCGCTGCCGTTCGACCTGACGGGTTGGACCGCAGTAGCCGATGCCATCAAGAAACACATCAAGGCCGAGTATGGCCGCGAACTGACAGAGATTCAGGAGGCAGCATGAATAAATTTTCCCGATCACTTCCTTGCTTGGCATTCGTTGCCGCATCTGTCTATTGCCTAACTCATGGGCATCCATCGGCAGCGGTCTGCTTTGGCTTAGCGGCGGTGTTGACGCTATGACCTAGCCAGCACCACCTAACGCACTCAATCCCTGGGAGGGGGTAGACGGCGAGGAAAGTAGTACGGGGGTGTCATGGCTGCTTTGCCATACATACAGCTTTACGTAGCGGACTATTTAGCCGATACCGCGCACCTGACAACGGAAGAGAGCGGGGCGTACCTACTGCTGATCTTCAATTATTGGCAGCGAGGTAAGGCGCTTAACAACTCAAACGATAGGTTGGCGACGATCTGTCGGTTGACTCCCGAGTCATGGGCCAGGGCAAAGGAAGTCCTCGCCGAGTTTTTCGATGTTGATGGCGACACCTGGTATCACCAGCGGATTGAGGATGATCTGGCGGCGGTAGCGGCCAAGTCACAGAAGGCGAAATCTGCGAACGCACAACGAACGTTCAACGGACGCACAACGAACGTTCAACGGACGTTCTACCAAGCAGATACAGATAAAGAAGCAGATACAGATACAGATCTTTTATCTACCTCTAACGAGGTAGAGGTCGGAATCTCTGATCCCGACCACCCGCTAGACGAAAGGGAAGATTCCACTAGGGCTATGGACGAGGCCCAACTAGCAGGCGGAAAGGCACCCGCCGACCGGAACCCGTGCCAGCTACAGCGCATTGTGGAGCTGTATCACGAATCGCTCCCTGAGCTTCCGCGCGTGGAGAAGCTCACCAAGGTCCGCGTTGGGTATATCCAGCAGCGGTGGCGCGAGGATCTTCCGTCCGTCGATGCGTGGCGTGCGTATTTCGCTGACGTGCGGAATTCGAAATTCCTGATGGGAAAGTCTCAAGGCCGCGACGGTAAGCCACCGTTCCGCGCTGATCTTGAATGGCTGACCCGCCCCGGGAACTTCGCCAAGGTCGCGGAGGGTAAGTACCACTCATGAACAAATACGCAGAAGGTCGCGCCGAGCGCTTCGATGCGCCGCAACCTCAGGCCCAGCGGTATTGCACCACGCAAGGCTGCAAAACCTACATCGGCAAAGGGCGATACGCCGACAGCTTCGCGGACGTGATCGTTCCGTCGCATGGCATCCAACTATGCAGCCTTTGCTACATCAAAGGCCTGTACGCCGCTGGCAAAGGTCAGTTGAGCCTTATCACTGGCCGCGACTGGCAAGTGACGCTTGAGAAGGTCAAGGCGCATTGGGCGAGGCTGGATCAGGAAGAGGCCGAGCGGGAAGCGAAGAGGGTGGCGCGATGAAGATCGAAACGATCGGCAACGCAACCCTCTACCTCGGCGATTGCCGGGACATTCTTCCTACGCTTCCAAAGGTCGATGCGGTGATTACTGATCCGCCGTATGGGATGAGCTTCCAGTCGAACTTCCGCAAGGTCCAGCACGACCGTATCGCGAACGATGGAGACGCTGACCTGCTTTCTTGGGCTTGCGGAATACCGACCGCGCACTCTCGCTATGTGTTCTGCAGGTGGGACAACTTGCGCGACGGCGTTCCGCATCCGAAATCCTGCATCACTTGGGTAAAGAACAACTGGTCTATGGGCGACCTAGAGCACGAACACGCCAGGCAGACAGAGATTGCGATGTTCTGGCCAGGTCCTGAGCACTCATGGCCAGGTAAGCGGCCAACTGATGTTGTACGTTCGCCGCGAACCGGCAATAGCGAGCATCCGACCGAAAAGCCGGTGTACCTAATGGAGCAGTTCGTCGGGTGGACTCATGGACTGGTGCTTGATCCATTCATGGGGTCTGGGACCACTGGCGTGGCGTGCATGAATCTCAATCGGCCATTTATTGGCGTGGAAATCGAGCGCAAATACTTCGACATCGCCTGCCGCCGCATCGAAGACGCGCAGCGGCAGGGGAGGATGTTTGCATGATTTCCCTCCGCGACCGAATCGTAATGGTCCTTGCTCATGGACCAATGACCCAATGTCAGTTAGCCGACTTTCTTGGTGCTCGCAAGCACTACATCCAGCGATTGACTAACGAGATGCGGCAAGAGCGAGTGCTTCGCTATGGGGAAGTAGTCCGGCCAGGTTCTGGCAAAGGTGGCAGGCCGCAACGTTATTTCGAGCTGATCACATGACCGTCGCGCATTGTTTCGGCAAGGCGCTGCAAATCGCCCGGCACAACCGACGCGAATGGCCGCTGATGATCGAGAAGCTACCGACCGAATGTAACCACGCCGATTGCACCACGAAGAACTGCCAGGAAGTTTGCAAGACATGGCTTCGGATGCAGTGGCGGATACAAGTATCTAAAGAAACTAAGAGGTGATTGGTCATGCGCGCGAAACTGAGAACAAATGATGTTGTTCGAGTTCATCGAAATGGCCTGCTCGATCCTGAGAACTGGATTTATAGATGGGTTCTCATTACCGAAAATTTTGACCATTGGATTGCCGCATCAGGCACCAGGGAGGGTATCCGAATGGTCAAGTTATCAGGAGAGAGGATCGCAAAGATCATTCACCGCACCAAAAAGTATCTGATCGTGGAAGTTCGCAAATGACAACCTTCACCCTAGACGCCAGCAACGCCCGACCCGTAGCGGTGCGTATGTGGAGGGAGATTGAGCGGATTACGGGGCTGGGTAAGCGAGTCAGCGTAAAGCTGGACGAGGCGAAGAGTCGCCGCAGCATTGAGCAGAACGACCGCCTGCATGCCATCTGTCACGAGATTTCGCAGCAACGAGTGTGGGCTGGAAAGCACATCGACACGGAGGGATGGAAGCGGTTGTTGGTTGACTGCTTCTGTCGCGAAACAGGGAAGGCACAAAGCCAAGTAGTACCAAGTCTGGACGGCCAAAGTGTCGTCAACCTTGGAGTTCAAACGCGTCGCATGTCTATATCGGAAATGTCAGAGCTGATCGAGTGGGCACAGGCATGGGCAATTGATAACGGTGTGGAGTTGCACGCATGAGCACCGCCGAGGAACGCCGCTGGTTCGCCGCCGTCGCAATGATGGAAAAATGCGCTCTATGCGGTGCGCATGGAGTTCAGATAGCCCATCGCAACGAAGGTAAGGGCATGGGTATGAAGGTGCCGCACTGGCAGGTTGCGCCGTTGTGTCCCGAGTGTCATTCCGCCATCGACAACGGTCGCGATCTAAATCGAGATGAGCGCCGCGCACAGATGGACCGTGCGCTAGTTAGAACCTATGACTGGCTGATTCGCACAGGCCTACTGATTCTGAAGAGGTAATTATGTACCAAGTACGACACACCAAAGCAGGCGATGCCGCAGCCGAAATCCTCATGAAGATGGGTAATGGGTGGTGGTGGATTCACGCCGATGAGGACGAAGGATTCCGCATGGCGCGGGTGAATAGTCCTGAGGGTGACAGGTTGGCTAAGTCTGGTTCGCCATCACTGGCCGGTCCGTTCAATCGCAATACGGATCTGATGACGCTGGCAAACGAGCTACTGAAAGCTCAGCGTGCCGAGTACGTCAAGGAGAAGAAAGTTTATCCCGTCATGGGTAAATCTAACCTTGTAGCTATCCGTACGATGGTTCTTGAAGCGTTGGAAGATCAGTCCATGACGCTTCAAGACATGGCAAAACATTGCGGCACGTCAACGATTGAGGTGTCTATGGCGATCAACACGCTACGCAAATATGGGCGGATTGTGCCGCGGGATGAGGGTGTCGAACGTCGTGCTGGTCGTGCGCAGTATTGGAGGGCGGCGTAATGGCCGGAAAATCACCCACGCAGAATTCGTTGGCCGTACTACGCGCTCTTGGATATACCTGCTGGGTGGTGGAGTACTGGAACAGCTTTACTCGCAAACGAGTTGATCTGTTCAATGCCTGGGACATCATCGCGCTTCGTGAAAATGAAGTCCTATTTGTGCAGACGACTTCATACAGCAACGTCTCGGCGCGCGTTAAGAAGATCACCGAAAACGAGCACACCGCAGACATACGAAAGGCCGGTGTTCGTCTGGAAATTCACGGATGGAGGAAGACGGCCAAAGTACGTGGCGGCAAGACACAAGTCTGGAAACAACGCGTCGTAGACCTAAGCTAGGGGTGAGCCATGAACTACGCACTGTTCGCCGATTTCGTTCGTTCCATTGAGGATGATCTTGTTCAGCGGTTCGGCGTGTCGCGTGATAGTGCGCGCCGGATTGCCTCGCGCTTGGAAGTGGACGCCATGAAGGATTACGTTGCCAACCGTGATGGGCGACAGCTCATCATGGAGTACAAGACGCTTGGCCCGGTATTGTTGGCTGAGCGCATGAACGTTTCTCGCGATACGGTGACGCGTCGATACAACGCAGCCGTTGCCGCAAATTCTCCGCAAAGCTCAGACGCCGCCTAATGCGTTGATCTAGTCAAATGGCAACAACCAACAAGGGTTGATGCCATGCAATTCAAAACCGAAGTAAAGCGCCTGGAAGGTCAGATCATCGCCGCCCGCGAGTCACTTCGCGGCACGACCTTCGCTGATGTGCCCGATGCTTTCAAGAACCTGGAAAGCCTCAAGGTTCGACTCGCCGTTGCAAAGAATCCCAACCATTTCGCGGAGAAGTATGCGCTATGGGCTGAAGATCGTGCGCAGTGGTTTGCTGCGCGTGCGGCGCGGAGGGCTAGCTGATGGCACTCCCAATGGATGCCGCCAAGCGAAAGACCATTCCGCTTGCCACGGGATGCATCGACTACTTTCCCGACGCGCTAGCCGCTGTAGCTGATTTAAGCCGCGTTGGTGGTGAACAGCACAATCCAGGCATGCCGCTGTTTTGGGATAAAACCAAATCGACCGACCACGGTGATGCGCTTATGCGTCACTTCATCGAGCGCGGCACGATTGACATCGATGGTGTACGACATAGCGCAAAGGTGGCATGGCGTGCGCTGGCTCTTTTGCAGACAGAGATTGATCGTGACCATGCAATGAGCCAACTGACCGCATTGTCGCAAGAGCTTGGATTGTATGAGAGGCCATGCCATCCCATGGCATCCGAGTCCCTGCGCGACGAATACAACAAGGCTGATGGGGAGACTGGTGTATGAGTCATGACAAATACGTTGTTCGCACCCCTTGGTATGAAGGTCTTGGCAAGTGTGTTTTCATATTTATGGCAGGACTGAATTATTTTGGAGTAATTCATGTGGCATGGGATTCGTTCATCAAATGGGCGTGGCTAAACTTCACGGTCTTGCTTGTGCTTAAGGTTTTCCTTGGGGCCATGTATGCACTCAAGTCAATCATTGATTGGTTACTGCTTCGTCTTGGTGAAGACGAATGAAGATCCTTACGGTAGACATCGAGACGCGCCCAAACGAGGTCTACACCTGGGGCTTATGGAACCAGAACGTAGGCCTCAATCAGATCAAGCAGCCGGGTTCGCTACTGTGTTTTGCCGCCAAATTCCGCGGTGAGCGCCAAGTGCATTTCCACAGTCAGTGGGAGGATGGTGAGAAGGGCATGGCTCGTAAGTTGCTCGCCTTGTTCAATGAGGCCGATGCGGTGTGCGGTTGGAACAGTGACAAGTTCGATATTCGCTGGATTCATGCGCAGTTCTTGAAGCACGGACTTGGCAAGCCATCGCCGATCGCCAAAGTTGACTTGATGAAGTCGGTCAAGCGACAGGTAGCTTTGCCTAGCTACAAGCTGGACTTCGTTGCCAAGTGGCTTGGGGTGGGTTCCAAGGTAGATACGGGCGGCTTCGGTCTATGGCTTGACGTAATGGCCGGTGATCCAAAGGCGCAGGCGTTGATGCGCAAGTACAACATCAACGACACGAAGCTCACAGAGGCGGTATTCGACCGACTGCACGAACGCGGCTGGGTGCTTGGCTTGCCGAATCATTCCATTACCGATGGCGATGTGTGCCCGAATTGTGGAAGCGACAACCTGCGCTGCCAGGGTACGCGCGACACCAAGACGCGAAGCTATCAGCGGTATCAGTGTCGTGAATGTCTGACGTGGGTTCGTTCTGTTAACTCGTTGCCTCGCAAGGCGAGCATGGTGGTGGCGTGATGTGGCCTTTTAAAACGAAGATCGTTGAGGTTGAGAAGATCGTTGAGCGATTGGTGATTGGGCCGCCGACTCTCATTGACGTGTATGAAGCTTATGAGCCAGGTGATAGTGAAAATCCATACATGGCATACTTGATGGCTTATAGGCCCCGCGAGTCATTTGGCTACTTCTATAGCTGTGCAGATGCATACGCCGTATCCGATTCAACCTCACTAAAGGTTGTTCGTGAGGAAGCCATCGTGGTTGATGGAGAGCATTTCATTTTCTCTCATCGCCAACCTATCAAAGTCCAAAAGCCAAAGGTGTCGAAGGGTAAAAAGTGAACGCGAATGTCTCCCAGCTGCCACGCGAGGTAAAGTCATTCGCTGACTTTGATCTTGACACTGTCTTTGCATCGCAGACTTTGAGTGATCGCGCCTATGGGGCAGCTCAAGAGACGATCCGAAAGTTCGATAGCGCGTTCCCTGGTTGGCAGCTGTACCGTCGTATCGTTGCTGGTGTCGATGCCTTTGACCGCGACCTAGAGGCCTGGGCCATCTGGATGGCACGTGGAGTGGTTCGTGCCCAGCGCGCCAATGGGCGCCCCATGGTATTTGCCAAGGTCCGTGCTCGCCCGGGCTGGATAGCACAGGCGGGGCGTGACGGACTGGACTATGCCATCTTCCAGCGTTATGCAGAGGGTGTGAATCGGCGTGCAGCCCGATTTGGTGTGGACTCCGAAACCTACCTGCGTGTGCGTGACACGGTAGCGGGCGGCATGACCATTGGGCTGAATACGTTCCGTGCCCAGCTGCATGCTGAATACATGCGACTTATTTTGAAGGCCAAAACCGATAACGCTAAATTCCGTGGTTGACTAGATCATGTAATAAGAATTCCGGTCCAGCCTCTACCGTCATCTTTGGGCAAGAGAGCCCCGGCAAGCCAGAACCGGACCGGAACCCATTGAGGCAACCATGACCGACGAAACGGACGATGACGAACTGCCCCAGCTCAATGTGGAGTGGGATAGTGAAGGTTCGTCCGAGTACGTCCAGTGCCAGTCTTGCCAGGTGATTGCTCCTGCGGGTTGGGAGGCTGCCGCTGCAAGGCTTGGCGCCGTCCTGTTCCGCATTCAGGAGAAAACCGGCGATGTGGAAGTTCTGGAAGCCGTGGACAAGCCCTGGCGACAAGCCGGTAAAGCCGACCGTCCCAGCACCGTTAGGGCCGTCAAATAAGATGGACTCTGCAACGCTACAGGCTGCCGTGGGCTGTGACGCCACGCATGGCGACACCTACGCTCCGTTCATGACGGAGGCCATGCAGAAGTTCGGTATCGGCACGTTCGACCGCTAGACCATGTTCCTTGCATAGGTCGGGCATGAGTCGGGAAGCCTGCGATATGCCACGGAGCTGTGGGGTCCGACGCCGGCATAGGAACGGTACGAAGGGAATGCCCAGCTGGGCAATACACAGCCCGGGGATGGCTTCAAGTTTCGCGGTCGCGGCCTGATCCAGCTTACCGGACGCAAGAACTACCAGGCATGCAGCACGGCTTTAGGAGTGGACTTCACCGCCCAGCCTGAATTGCTTGCCCAGCCGTATTACGCCGCCATGTCTGCCGCTTGGTTTTGGGCTAGCCATGGCTTAAACGAGGTTGCCGATACCGGCGATTTCGAGAAGACCACCAAGATTATCAACGGCGGTTTGAACGGATAGGCTGACCGCCTAGCACGTCTCGCCCAGGCTTAGAACGCGTTGCAGGGGACGTGATGTTTAGGGACATGATCTAGAACCCGGAAGTGGTGGATGCGGCTAAGGCCGTCCCCGCTGCCGCTTTCATTGGCCTATGGCATCTGAATATCAGCCTAGGTGAGTTCACAGCCTTTACCGCAGTGGTCGGCAGTCTCTACACGCTGACGGTGGCCGCTGAGAAGTTCTACAAGATCGCCCAATGGGCGGTGAAGAAGTTCAAGAAGCCCCCGGAGGGCTGACCCTATGCGCGCACTCATCTTTGCCCTTCTCCTTGGCTTGGTGAGCTGCGCGAGTAATCCGGTGGGGTGGGTGCACGATCAAACGCACCGCCTCACCATGACATTTCAGCAAGGGTCGGGAAGCTGTAGCGGAACCGCTGTCGGGCCACATTCCATCCTGACCGCTGAGCACTGTTTGCAGGCTATTACGGGTCTGTCAGTCGATGGCCGAAAGGTGTCGATCAAGCGTGTGATGCTGGACCGCAACGACCATGCCATTGTCTTGGTCGATGAGACGTTCAGTGACTACGCCGAAGTGGCCGATGAGCCTACATAGGGCGATCAGGTATTCATCTGCGGCAATCCTGGTGATCTGCAAGACCAGTGTCGGTTTGGCCGACTCAGTGGCTATGTGGTTGACCAGAACATGCGATGGACGCTGTGGGATCTGAACGGCTTTCCCGGCGACTCCGGTAGCGCCATTTTCGACATGCATGGCCGCATCGTTGGGGTGATTTCCATCATCGTCCCGCAGATCTACGGGCCGTCCTACATGAAACTGATGGGCAGCCTTCCGCTGGCTTTCACTGAGAAGCAGTGGGAAGCGGCTGGCTAGACCGACTAATGCTCAAGCTGATTGCCTTCTTCGTCATCCTCATTCTGTCGCTAGGCTTCGCGCTAGGCGGCAAACCTTGTGAGTAATCCATGAGCCTTACTGGCCTTGGCGAAGTCTCGGACCTCGCCACCACCATCATCAACAAGTTCTGGCCTGACAAGACGCAGGCTGAGAAGGACTAGGCCGCGCTCGCCCTACAGGAATATCAGGGGCAGCTTGCGCAGCTTCAGGGCCAGCTTGAGGTAGACAAGGCCGAGGCATCGAATGCGTCTGTATTCGTTGCAGGCTGGCGCCCGGCCGTGGGTTGGGTGTGTGCGCTGGCATTCGGCTGGACGTATGTACTGGCCCCCATTGTGGCTTATGCGGCCAAGCTGGCAGGTAGCACGGTGGTTCTGCCTGTGCTGGATCTGTCGCAGCTGTCACCCGTCCTAATGGGCATGCTGGGTCTTGGCGTCATGCGGACCTATGAGAAGGTCAACGGTATCAAGGCGGGTCACTAATGCCATCCAAGTCCAAAGCCGAACACAACCTGATGGAAGCGGCCAAGCACAGCAAGGAAGTCCGCGAACGTACCGGCATCAGCAAGAAGGTGGCTGACGAGTTCGTGAAGGCCGACAAGGGCAAGAACGTTAAGAAGCTGCCTGAGCACAAGAAGAAGTGAAAGATCAATTGGGGACTAGCTCAATTGGCAGAGCAGCGGGCTCTAACCCCGTGGTGCCTTCACCGGCCTGTGCAGGATCGTTGCCTGCGTCCCCCGCCATTTACATCGATGACGCCACGGGCATCTAGGTAAGCGAAGACTGGTGGCCTGGAATGCCTTATGACACCCCTTGACGTACTGGACGAGCGAGCCAGCGATCTACTTGGCGATTTCCTGGCCGAGGATGAGATTGCGCTGCTGATCCATACCAAGGGAAACGATGTGCGCGTGATCGCACCGGACTACAAACGGGCGTATCTGGCAAAGATGCTCAGGATTGCAGCGAGCATGCTTGAGACGCCGGATCATTCACTAAATTGAACAATGTCGTTCTCATTCAGAACAATACTTAACAATGGCCTTCAAAAAGGGACAATCAGGCAACCCAGGCGGCCGACCTAAGCTACTTGGAGAGGTTCAGGAGGCGGCTCGTAAGTACACGACCAAGGCCATCAAAACCTTGGCAGCCATCATTGAGGACTCGGAATAGCCGACCGCTGCTCGCGTGAAGGCATGCGAGGTGATGCTTGATCGCGGTTGGGGCAAGGCTGGTCAATCCCTTGAGATGAGCGGCAAGGACGGCGGCCCGATTGTCGTTGCCGCTCAACTGGACGAGCTGGTTTGAAGTTCACCGCCAAGCAAGAGGCGGCTCAGTGCGTCTTGGCTGGCTCAGCCACACACATCATGCTGTTTGGTGGCAGCCGCAGCGGTAAGACCTTCCTGCTGGTCCGCAACGTTGTGATGCGCGCCCTGAAGGCACCTAAGAGCCGGCACGCCATCCTTCGCTTCCGCTTCAACCACGTGAAGGCCTCGATTGTGGCCGACACGTTCCCGAAGGTAATGGAGCTGTGCTTCCCTGGCGTGCGCTGGGACTTGAACAAGACGGAATGGTTTGCTGAGCTTCCTAACGGCAGCTAGATTTGGTTTGCGGGGCTGGACGACAAGGAACGTACCGAGAAGATCCTCGGCCAGGAATACGCCACCATCTATCTGAACGAGTGTTCACAGATTCCATGGGGAAGCGTTGGCGTGGCGCTGACGCGACTTGCTCAGAAGGTGACGCAGGTGATTGAGGGTCGGGATAGCCGACCGCTTCAGCCCCGCATGTATTACGACTGCAATCCGCCGAGTAAGGCGCACTGGTCATATCTGGTGTTCATCCAGAAGCGTGATCCGGAGACGAAGCAGAACCTGCCCCGTCCTGACGATTATGCGAGCTTCCAGATCAACCCGCAGGACAACGCGGAGAATCTGTCAGCTGGCTACCTCGACACGCTCAGCGGCCTTTCTGCACGCCTCCGTAAGCGATTCCTCGATGGCAATTTTGCCGATGCGACGCCTAACCAGCTATTCGCCTCGGAAACCATAGACAAGTGGAGAGCGCATGACCTTCCGGACATGGTTCGGGTCATTGTTGGGGTCGATCCTTCCGGATCAGGGGATGTGGACAACGCCGACAATGACGCTATCGGCATCGTCGTGGGCGGCCTGGGAACGGATGGCGTCGCGTACCTCCTTGAAGACTGCACGGTCAAAGCAGGACCGAACACCTGGGGAAGTATCGCTGTCTCGGCGTTCGACCGACATACCGCAGATTTGGTTGTTGGAGAAATCAATTTTGGCGGAGCCATGGTCAAGCACGTCATCGATACTGCACGCCCACGTACTCCCTTTAAGCAAGTCACCGCGTCACGGGGCAAGTGTGTGCGTGCTGAACCCTTCTCCGCGTTGTACGAGCAGGGCAAGGTTCGTCATGCAGGCGCCTTTAACGAACTGGAAGACGAGCTGACGGCCTTCTCCACCGTTGGCTATCTCGGCGAATCCTCACCGAACCGTGCCGATGCGTGGATTTGGGTATTAACCGAGTTGTTCCCGGGCATTGTGAAGCCGCGCAAAGAGAAAACTGAGGTCAAGATGCCGCTCCGTCTCAACATGTCGAATACCAACACGGGATGGATGCAGTGAAGGCAGACGAAAAGATCGTCCATGAGGCCTAGAAGCGCTTCAAGCGCTGTGAGGATTGGGAGTCCAAGGCCCGCGATAACTTCATCGACGACTACAAGTTTGCTAATGGCGACTCGGAAAACGGCTACCAGTGGCCGAACGAGCTGCGTAAGACACGCGCGATCGACAACCGTCCCGCGCTGACGATCAATAAAACGCGTCAGCACAACCTCTAGATCATCAACGACTGCCGACAGAACAAAGCATCAGTCCGGGTTAGCCCTGTCGGTGGCGGCGCGACCAAGGAAGCCGCAGACGTCTTTGAGGGCATCGTCCGGCACATCGAGTACATCTCCAACGCCCAGAGCGTCTATGACACGGCCAATACCTTTCAGGTCTAGGCTGGCGTGGGCTATTGGCGAGTCGTCACGGACTACCCGAACGACAAAACGTTCGACCAGGAGATTTACATCCGCCGCGTGCGTGACCCGCTGGCGATCTATCTCGACCCGGATATCAATGAGGTGGACGGGTCCGATGCGCGGTTTGGCTTCGTGTTCGAGGACATGCCGCGTGAAATCTTCGAGAAGCAATACCCGCAGTTCAAGGGTAAGGTGCCGCGTAATACCCTGAGCGAGGGTGGTGACTGGATCACGAAGGATCACGTCCGCGTCGCTGAGTACTACCGCAAGACCGAGAAGAAAGATCTGCTCATCTCGCTCCCGACTGGCGTGGTCAAGGCGTCCGACCTGCCTGCTGAGATGCGCGCCGAGCTGCTGGAGGACCACAAGACCAAGACGCGTGAAATCCTCACGCAGCAGATTGAGTGGTTCCTGATCGCAGGCGATGAGATTGCCGAGAAGCGGGAATGGCCGGGCAAGTACATCCCGATTGTCCGCGTCATCGGCGAAGAGACGGTCATTGACGGCCAGCTGGATCGCAAGGGCCATACACGAGCCCTGAAAGACCCGCAGCGCACCTACAACTTCTGGACCTCGGCAGCCGTTGAGCATGTGGCGCTTCAGTCCAAGACGCCCTATATCGGACCGGCACAGGCGATTGAGGGTTACGAGACGTATTGGCAGTCGGCAAACCGTGACAACTTCTCCATCCTGCCCTACAACGGCCTGGATGATGCCGGCAATCCCATTGCTGCCCCGCAGAAGCAAGCACCGCCCGAATTCTCGCCGGCCTATATGCAGGGCATGCAGGTCGCCGCGCAGGAGATGATGGTTGTCTCAGGCTAGTACGAATCGTAGATGGGCGAGAAGTCCAACGAGCGTACAGGCATTGCGATTCAGGAACGCCAGCGGAAGGCCGACAACGCCACCTACCACTACATCGATCACCAGGCTGTGGCGATCCGATTTACCGGCCGCATCCTGATCGACCTGATTCCGAAGATTTACGACACGCCGCGCGTTGTTCGCATCCTGGCCGAGAATGGTGATCAGACTCAGGTCATGCTCGATCCTATGGCGCAGTAGGCCTATCAGGCGCAGCAGGGACAGCAGATTGAGGCGATCTTCAATCCGAATGTGGGTGAGTATGACGTCATCTCCGAAGTCGGCCCGGCCTTCGCTACGAAGCGTGAAGAGGCATTCAATGCCCTGACGCAGATTGCCACGCAGTCGCCCGAGCTGATGCAGGTGGCCGGCGATCTGGTGATGAAGGCCGCTGACTTCCCGATGGCGGAAGAGTTGGCCGTGCGCCTGAAGAACATGGTGCCCCCGCAAGCCTTGGGCGGACCCAGCCCGCAGATGCAGCAGTTGCAAGGTCAGTTGCAGGCCTGCCAAAAGGCGCTAGAGAGCGTCACGCAGCAGCTTGCCGACGAGAAGTCCAAGCGGTCGGCCGTCGAACAGAAGCGCGATATCCAGGCTTATGAGGCCGAGACAAAGCGCATGGCGGACCTGAAGGACGTTAACCCTGCTGTGCTTGAACCGATCCTCAAGAAGGTCGTGTATGAGGCACTGAGCGAATCGCTTCATCCGGCTGTGGCCGCGAGTATTACGGCCATGGCTGCCGCGTAGAAACCCGAACCGGAAGGGCAAACCGGGCCTAATCCAACATAGAGCGAGTCATGAGTGAAATTGAAAACGGTTCCCTGACCGAAGAACAGGTGCAGACCCCCGCCGAAGAAGTTGCCGTTTCGGGGACGGAAGAGGTAAGTCAGCCCGAGGAAACCAAGACCGAGGGCTAGGGTGAGGAAGCGCACAAGGAACGCACGCCGTGGTTCTAGAAGCGCATCGATGAACTCACCCGGGAGAAATGGGAAGCTCGCCGCGAGGCCGAGGCCGCAAGGGCTCTAGCAGAGCAGTTGCGTACCCGGCAGCCTGGCGATGAGACCAAACCGGAAGTGACCGACGTCGAAGCGTTGGCAGCCCGCAAGGCTCAAGAGTTGTTCGAACAGAAAAGCTTTAACGAGGCGTGCAACACCACTTACCAGAAGGGCAAGGACTCGTTTCAGGACTTCGACGAGGCTGTGAAGGGTCACAATATGCTGGGTGACCTGGGTCAGCGTCGCGAGTATCTGGAAGCGATTAACAGCCTGCCAAATGGGCCGCAAGTCTATCACCACCTCGGTAAACATCTGGACGACGCCGCGCATATCCTGTCGCTCCCTCCCGTCAAGATGGCTTTGGAGCTGAGCAAGCTCGGCGACAAGCTGTCAAAACCTGCTCCTGTGTCGAAAGCCCCTGCACCGATCAAGCCATTGGGCGGCGGTGGTTCGCATGAAACGGACCCCTCCAAAATGTCCATGGATGAATGGATTCGCTACCGCGATAAGCAGGTGGACGAGGCACGCAACCGTTAATCACTTAAGAGACCATCATGTCTAATACCCTGCTTACCCGCTAGGAAATCACCCGAGAGGCGGTACGTCTGTTCCGCAACTCCAACGCGTTCATCGCCTCCATTGACCGGTAGTACAGCGACGAATTCGCCCGCGACGGTGCGAAGATCGGTAACTCGCTGCGCATCCGCCTGCCCAATGACTTTACGGTCACCTCGGGCACCGTTACTGCCTCGCCGCAGAACACCGTCGAGCAGAACACCACGCTGACCCTGACCAATCAGGACCACGTGGACCTGCAGTACAGCTCGCAGGATCTGACCCTGTCGTTGCAGGACTACTCGGAGCGCATTCTTGCTCCGGCCGTCAACAACCTGGCCGCTGTCGTGGCGTCTAACGTCATGTCGGGCGCGGAGTCGATCTGTAACTACGTCTCCAAGCTCAATGGCAGCGCGGTGGATACGCCGACCGCCAACGAGTGGCTGCTTGCGGGTGCCTATCTGGATCAGAACTCGGCCCCGCGTGGTCGCCGTCGCGCGATCCTCGATCCACTGACGCAGGCTCGCACGGTGTCCAGCCTGGCCGGCCTGTTCAACCCGACTGGCACGGTTTCCAAGCAGTTCACCTCGGGTGAAATGATGGGTCCGGCGCTGGGTATCGAGCAGTGGGCGATGGACCAGACGGTCCTCAAGCACACCACGGGCGCCTATAGCACGCTGGGCACCGTGTCGGGTGCAAGCCAGACCGGTTCGACCATCACCACCTCCGCGCTGGCAGGTCCGCTGAAGAAGGGCGATATCATCACCTTTGCGGGTGTGAACGCCGTCAACCGCCTGACCAAGTCCTCGGTGGGTCAGCTGCGCCAGTTCGTGGTCACTGCCGATGTGGCTACCTCTGCGACCTCGATCCCGATCTATCCGGCGCTGATTCCGGCTAGCGCGGGCAACCCGGTGCAGTACCAGACGGTCGATGCCTCGCCGGCCAACGGTGCGGCTATCACGGTCGTGTCGCAGGCGAGCGAAGTCTATCGCAAGAACTTCGTGCTCCGCCCGGAAGCCGTCACCCTGGCTACCGCCGATCTCGTGATGCCGAAGGGCGTGCACGATGCCGCGCGTGAGTCGTATGACGGTATCTCGATGCGCATGGTCAGCCAGTACAACGTTTCGACGGATCAGTTCATCACCCGTCTGGACATCCTGTACGGCTGGCAGTGGGTGCGTCCGGAATGGGCCTGCGTGGTCGCTGACAAGCTGTAATCAACTCGGGGCGGTCTTCGGGCCGCCCCTCTCTCGGAGATATTTATGCCTAATTACTCTGGCGTACAGACCGATGAGCTTGCCGGCGTCAAGGTGGATACCGTTGTTAACGGCTCATCTTCTCCTGTCGTTTCGGTAAGCCCCACCGGTTCGCCGTTTTCTTACACCGCACCCGCCTACGGCACGTTGAACATCTCGGGTGGCACCGTGTCGCAGGTCGCCATTAAGCGTAACGGTGTTTCGACCAACCTTGGTGGCACCGTGGGTCACTTCTTGGCCTCCAAGGGCGACGTCTATGTGGTGACCTATTCTGCCGCGCCGACGCTCTCCTTCATCCCGAACTGATATGGACTATTCGAAGCTGAGTTTCCCGCCGTACGAATACAAGGAATACCCGAAATGGGTGGATACCAAGGATGGTCCGGTGATTGTCCACGACGCCAAGGAAGAGGCGGTACTCAAACCCTCCAAGCGGGAGAGTAAGTAATGTCTGACTACGAGTTTCAGGAATACCCCAAGTGGGTGGAGGGCAAGGATGGCCCCGTCATTGTTCATAGCGCTGAGGAAGAAGTGTCTGTCAAACCTGCGGAAAGCGAGAGTCCGTAATGTCCAATTCGTTGCCCAACGCCAGCAGCATCATCAATCTCGCGCTGAAGATGGCCGGCGTTCTCGGCATCGGCCAAACGGCGTCAGCGGAAGACTCCAATGACGCCCTCACTTTGCTTAATGCCATGCTTGCGCAGTGGTAGCGCAAGCGCTGGCTCGTCTATTCGCTGGATGACGTATCATTTCCGGCTACGGGCGCATAGTCCTACACGGTGGGCGCGGGTCAGAACGTCAACATCACGCGTCCTGACCGTATCGAAGCGGCTTTTGTCAGGCTAGTGAACGGTACATAGCAGGTTGATTACCCGCTGGACGTGCTGGGCAGTCGCGAGGACTATAACCTTATCGCGTTGAAGGGTCTTCAGACCTTCCCGCAGCTCGTGTTCTATGACGCGGCCTATCCATACGCCAACTTGTATGTGTGGCCGGCGCCGACCAATCAGTACACGATTCACATCTCCGTCAAGACGCAGATAAACAACTTTGCATCGCTGACGCAGACGATGAACCTTCCCGGAGAATATCAGGAAGCTATCATCTATAACCTGGCAGCACGATTGCGGCCGATGTATGGCCTGCCGCCAGAGCAATCCATTACAGCCCTGGCTAAGCAATCCTTGAATGTGATCCGTGGTGCGAACGCGCAGATTCCGCGCCTGACGCTTCCGGCTCAGGTGACGCGCGACACACTCTACAATATCTACGGCGATCAGAGCTACTAATGCAAATCAGCCTGCTCTCCGGTGCCTATGAAGCGCGAAGCATCATTGCGTCGGCTCAGCGGTGCGTAAACCTGTACCCGCAGGTGAACCAGCTGGAATCGTTCCAGGGCATGCCCTAGACGGCAGGTTCACCGACACTTATCACGCATTACCCGACGCCGGGTCTAACGCTCCTGGCCTCGGCCACGTCGAACGTATGGCGCTGCCTCTACGTGGCGACCAATGGCGTCCTTTATGGCGTCTGCGGCCAGAACGTCTATTCGATTAGCTCGACGTGGACCCTTACGTTGCTGGGCACGATTGCCGGCAATACGACGCCATGTTCCATGGCGGACAATGGCACCACCCTTGTACTTGTGGACGGGACAACTAGTGGCTACACCATCACGCTCGCGTCAGGCGTCTTTGCTGCGTTGGTTGATCCGACGGGTGCATTTGTGGGCGCTGATCGCGTTAGGTATCTGGACACCTTCTTCGTCTTCAACAAGAAAGGCACGCCAATCTTCTACACGTCGCTGAGCAACAGCACGACGTTCGACCCGACGTACTTTGCCAGCAAGACGGGAGCGGGGGATCTACTCGTTTCCATCGAAGTGATGCACCGCGAAATCTGGCTGCTTGGCACGAAGACTACTGAAATCTGGGGTGATGCGGGTTCGGCCGCTTTCCCGTTCCAGTCCGTGCCTGGCGCCTTTATCCAGCACGGATGCGCTGCAAAAGAATCGGTTTGCACGCAGGACATGGCTGTTTTTTGGCTGTCCCAAGATCCCTAGGGCTAGGCGATTGTGCTCATGGGCAGCAACTACAACGCCTCCCGCATCTCAACGCATGCCATTGAGCATGCCTTTGCGCAATACAGCACGATTTCTGATGCGATTGGCTACATCTATCAGGAAGAAGGGCACATGTTCTATGTGCTCAACTTCCCGACGGCTGACGCGACGTGGGTTTATGACATTTCGTCTGGTCTTTGGCACGAACGGACGTGGAATGACACCAATGGCTTCGAACATCGCCACCGCTCCAACGTCTTTGCCTTTGCTTATGGCACTTATGTCGTCGGCGACTGGCAAAATGGCAATCTCTACGCTCTTGACCAGAACAATTACACCGACAACGGAGCGCCAATTGTCCGCACTCGCTCTTTCCCGCATGTCGTCAACGAGCTGAAGCGCGTCATTTACCGGAAGTTCGTGGCCGATATCCAGACGGGCGCCCAAACTGACCCGACGCAGGCCGCCCCGATGATTTCGCTGCGGTGGAGCAATGATCGTGGCGCTAGTTGGAGCAACTACGTCACCCAACCGCTCGGCGCTGTGGGCCAATTCCTGCAATAGGTTCAGTTCTTACGGCTGGGCATGTCGCGCGACCGCGTTTTCGAGCTGTCATGGTCATCTCCGGTGATGACGGCGCTCAATGCGGCCTATGTAGATGTTGAGGCATCAAGCTCGTGAGCGCCTTTCCACAGCTCAACATGCCGTTGGTGGACAAGAACGGCAACATCACGACGCCATGGATGCGCCTACTGCAATAGATATGGCTCAATCAGGGCGGAACGGGCGCCACGGGCCTTGCGCCGGCAGCCGGCAATGCCAATCAGCAGTTCAATGTGGCAACGGCTACAAGCGCATCTAATGCGGTGCCTCTGGCTCAGGCTGACAGCCGTTATGCACCTGTGGCAGGTAGCCAGACGCAATCCTTTAACGTAGGAAATGCCGCCGCAGGAAGCAATCAGGCTATGCGTCGCTCGCAGGTAGAGGCACTATTCCCATCCTTTGCTGGTGCTGGTGCTTCCATCGTGCCGATTACCGTGACAGCCTCACCATTCACCTATACGGCAACGACGGGTGGCGAGCTGGCTATCTCTGGCGGCACTATTACTTCCGTGCAGGTGACGCGCGGAGCCAGCACGGTAACTGTCGCTACGGGCAATGTTTTCGTGCGCAACGGCGACGCCGTGAAAGTGACCTATACCGCCGCGCCAACCATGAACTTTCTTCCGCTATGAAAAACTTTCTGCGCATTGCGCAAGGCATCGATGTGATGCCACTGCTTGCCAAAGTCACCCGAAATCCCGATTGGTGGACCGAAGATACCTATCTCCGCTCCTACCCATAGGGTCCATTCGGTGAGATTGATAGCCTGATCCTTCGCTTTCCTCCGCGCACCGTCTTTGAGATGCAGGAGGATGCCGAAAAGCATCTCAATGCTCCAGGCTATGACCAGCACGAATGCGTCGATCAGGAGATTTATGGTCGTCTTCCCGAGGCCCGCGCTCTGGTGATGCAGCTTATGGCGCGCGTGGGTGGTACGCGGCTCGGTAGGGTCATCATTAACCGCATTCAACCCGGTGGACGCATCTTCCAGCATGCGGATACACCGGCCCATGCCAACTACTGGCATCGCCATCACGTCGTCTTGTAGAGCGCTCCCGGCGTGGTCTTTGAGGCTGGTGATGAGCAGGTTTACATGGCTCCTGGCGAATTGTGGTGGTTCGACAACGGCAAGGAACGGTCTGACGGATCGGAGCCACCGAAGCATCAAGTCTGGAACAACAGCGCCGTTGAGCGCATCCATATGATCGTTGACGTGAGGATTGCCTGATGTGGATCTATGACATTGAAGAAGGGCAGGAAGTGTTTGAATACCTGATGCAGCAGGTTTTGGGCGCCGAATGATTACCTTTGCCGTTGAGCCGCTTGAGACGTTTGAGCGCGAAGGCGCTGAACTGTTCGACAAGCATTGGGATGAGGTGGCGATCAACAAGGATGTGATCAAGCTCAATATCGACTGGTCGCAGTACCGCGTGTAGGAGGCTATGGGCGCCTTCTGCGGTGTGGTGGCACGTCATAAGGGCAAGATTATCGGCTATTGGGTCGGCTTCATCCGTCCACACTTCCATTATGCCGACAGCCTGACGGCCTACACGGATATCTATTTCGTGGACAAGGCTTATCGCAAGTCGGGTGTAGGCGCAGACCTGTTCAAGCACGTTGAGAAGGTGCTCAAGCAGCGCGGCGTGCAGAAAATCTTCACCGCTACCAAGCTACATCTCAACCATTCGGCCCTGTTCAAGGCAGCCGGATACCACGAAACCGAAATCGTGTTTACGAAGCTCTTGGGGGATTAATCATGGTAGCGGCAGCAGTTGGCATTGGTGCAGCAACCGGACTGGTGGGGTCGGCCATGTCCTCCAATGCGGCATCCAGCGCAGCCAATGCGCAATCCAAGGCGGCTTAGAACGCCGCTAACATGTCTATGCAGTAGTACCAGCAGACACGTAATGATCTTTCGCCATATCAGTGGCAGGGGAAATAGGCGGCTGGTTATCTTGGCGCACTTTTGCCGCAACTGACGCAATACTTTAACCCGACGATGGACTAGCTGGCGCAAACACCCGGCTATTAGTTCACCCTGGATCAGGGTTTGAAGGCGGCTCAAAATGGTTATGCGGCGAAGGGATTGGGCGTCTCCGGTGCGGCCATGAAGGGCGCCGCAGACTATGCGTCAGGGCTTGCATAGAACACGCTAGCGCTAAATCAGCAGATCTTTTCAGCCAACCAATAGAACGCCTATAACAAACTTATGGGCGTTGCTAGCCTTGGCGAGAATGCGGCAGCGCAGACCGGAACGCTGGGGCAGGGATATACTAATTCGGCGGTTAATGCCTAGATCGGTGGCGCCAATGCGGCGGCGGCAGGGCAGGTCGGTTCGGCAACGGCATGGGCCAACGGCTTGAACGGCATCGGCAACGCCGCGTCTCAATATGGCATGTATAACGCCTTGATGGGAGGCGGTGGCATTCCTCAGACGCCTTATGCCGATTACATGCAATACAACAACTTCGGGTTGACCTAAGTCATGGCAGAAATCGACGCAAGTATCCCGCTCCGAGCCGCGTAGGGTTATCAGCCGCCCAACCCGCTGTAGAACTTTGCCCAAGCCACTGAGCTTGCCAATGCGCAGCAGAACCTTTTGGCGCAGCGGGCATAGCAAGCAGCCGGCGAGGCGTTTCAGGCATCTATCCGGCCTGATGGCACACTCGATACCAATCGCCTCAACCAGAACCTCGCGTCCAATCCTCTGGCGGCTCGTGCTGCGATTGGCGCATCTCAGGCTGGTCAGTCAAACGTGTAGACCGCTCTGTCCAACATGGGTATGACGCAAGAGCAGGCTTTCCAGCGCGCGTCCTATGTGGGCAATGCCCTTGGCTCGCTGTTGGCGCAAAACAAGCCCGTGCAGCTCAAGGACGTGCAGAACATCGTGGGCGAGGTCGTCGCCAATCACGGCATGACGGCTAAAGAAGGTGCACAGCTCATCGCCAATGCTGCCGCCGTACCGCCCGATCAGCTGACGGACATGGCAAAGCACTACTACGCCATGGCTCAGCACTCGGCATAGATGCTGGCGCCGACGCCTACCGCTATTGATGTGGGTCCGAACATTGGCTTGGTGAATACAAATGCTATGGCCGGTCCGGTGGGGCAGCCGATGGCGTCGTTTGGCAAAGATCTTTCTCCGAGCGAAAATGCCCAGCAGGTTCCCGTCATGGGACCGAACAACACCCCGGGGATTACATCTCTCGGTGATGTGCTCAAGGCACAGAGGCTCTCTCAGGCTGGTGGCGGCGCGCCCGTGGTATCGACGGGCCTTCCTGCTGGTCAGCAAGCGGCTATCGATACGACCGCCAAGAGCAGCGCCGATATGGGCCAGCAGCTAATCGCCGATGCTCAATAGCTTCCGCAACAGCGCGCCGCGCTTCAGTAGGTGGCTTCGGAAATCGATAGCGCCAATCCTGGTCCGCTCAACGACAAGCTCACCAAGTTGGGTGGCGTGTTGACCCAGCTGGGCGTTTCCAGTGATCAGGCTACGTCGGCTTAGCTGATGCATAAGGCGACCATGCTCAATGTCATCTCCACGGCATCGAGCAGTCTTGGTGTTCCCACGGACGGGAAGATGGCAGCCGCATTACAGGCCACGCCTAACGACCAGATGACGCCGCAAGCGGCCAAGGCAGCCACTGGCATGCTGCTGGGTTTGGTGGACTACAAGCAGGCCAAGGCGGAGGCGTGGCAAGCCTATCAGGCCAAGAACGGCCCGCAGTCGTTCAATCAATTCCAGACGGAATGGAACAAGAACGTCCCCAATGCCGCAGCCTTCCAGCTGAGCTATCTGCCCAAAGCGGAGCAGTCCAAATACATCAAGTCGCTCAGCCAGGATCAGCAGAAACAGCTCGTGAGCGCCATTAACTTCCTTCCCTCGGTGCAGGAAAAGATCCGGGCCATGAAGAATGGCGGCTGATTACTCCAATCTGATCCAGGCAGCTGAGCAGAAATACGGGTTGCCACCGGGAATTTTGGCCGGATTGGTTTAGGCGGAAAGCAGCAACAATCCCTAGGCCACCTCCAACCAGGGGGCTTAGGGATTAACTCAGATCATGCCGGCGAATGACGCGGCTCTCGGCATCAAGAATGCCTATGACCCGGCGCAGAATATCGATGCTGGCGCCAAGCTACTTGCCTAGAATTTGAAGGCTAGCAAGGGCGATGTTATCGAAGCACTCAAGATGTATCACGGCGGACCAGACACCAGTAAGTGGGGTCCGAAAACTGCCGCCTACCCCGGAAAGGTTCTCGCCAGCATGCCGCAGACTAATGACATCACGCTTGATGATCTGAACGCGATTGCAGGCAATACGGCAACTCCGCAAGCACAACCTGCCACTGCATCGTCCGCTCCGATCACATTGGATGACTTGCATGCCATGACGGCAGAACCTGCACCTACCGCAGCTCCGCAGGCCACCAAGGATCAAAGTTGGTCTGACTATCTCAAGAACCAGTTTGGCCTTGTCGTCGGACAGTACAAACAGGCCGGCTAGAAGATTCTTGATGCCAACAACAAACTTGGCGCAGGCATTGAATATGGCGTCAAGTCGGTTATAGATAAGCCCGCCGAATGGTTGATCAATCAGGAGCAGAAGGCTGGCATTCCGAAAAAGGCATAGAACGCGCTCGAAAGCATGGGTGTCTCGCCCGGAACCGCGCAAATGCTTTTCCCTGAAGGTAGGGAAAACAATCTTGCTGGCTTGGTCAGTGGCCAACCATCTCAGGCATAGGCTCAGGACGATGCACTTAAGGCCAACCTGCTTTCATATGCAGGCGATACGCCACAATTTGAGATTGGCAAACTAGCCGGACAGACGGCAGTAACGGCCCCTGCATTGCGGTTTGGTGGTGCTCTGGTTGGCACGGGCGCCAAAGCTCTTGCCGGTGGCGCTAGCGAACTTTCCCCCGCGCTTGGTCGTGTCGTGCAGGGTGCAGCTAATTTCCTGCAAGGGTAGGGAGGGTCTGGCGCTACGGGGGTCGGTGGCGTACTTACGCGTGCCGCCTCTAAGGGCGCCGCAGGAGCCGCCAATGGCGCAGCCTTCAACGCCCTAACTGGCGCCCCCGTAGGCGCTGGGGCAGCGATTGGTGGCGCAATTGGTGGTGCGGCTAGCCCGCTTGGCGATGCGGCTCAAAAGGTGGCGCAATCCGCCATCCCCATGCTTGATCAGGAAACACGTGCGCTGGCTCAGAAGGCCGAGAACCTGGGCATCAAGTTGCGCGCCCCGCAGATTACAGATGCACCGTTTGTTCGTTATGCCGATTCGACACTCCGCAATCTTCCGGCCATGGGTTATGGCGAGACTGACGCAGCTTTGCGCGGTCAGTTCAATAATGCCGTGGCGAAACAGATGGGTCAGGATGCCCAAAAGATCACGCCGCAGGTCATGCAGAACGCCAAGACGACTCTTGGCAGCAAATATGATGAGCTGGTTCCGTAGCTTGCCGTGAAACCGGATGAGACGTTGCTGTCGAAGCTGGCCGAAATCCAGGGGACCGCATCTCAGACCATTACTGATCAGGAGCTTGGACTAGTCAATAAGCAGATTGACAACGTTCTGAATGGCTTTAAGGAAGGCCAGGAGATGTCAGGCGAGTATGCGCACAACCTCATTAAGAAGGGATCGCCCCTTGACCGCCTGATGAATTCCACCAACCCGAATGTCGCTCATATCGTCGGTGATATCCGTACTGCTCTGAACGATGCAATGCTGCGCAGTGCGCCGGAGGGAGTGGCAAAAGATCTGGCTGAGACTAACGCGCAATACAAGGCCATGAAGACCATCGAGCCGCTCGTGGCGAAATCCCCTACGGGCGATATCAGTCCGGCCGCCCTCATGTCTCAGGTCAACAAGAGCTATGGCGGCATGGCTTATAACGGCGGCGGAAACATGGGCGACCTAGCCCGCATTGGTCAACGCTTCTTGAAGGAACCGCCGCAGAGTGGCACGAGTCCTCGCCAAATGATCATGAATGCGCTAGGCGGCATTGGTGGCATCGGAGCCGTAGCGGCTAGCCCTGAACTCGGGTTGTCGCATATTGCTGCTGGCGCTGGTTTGGCTGGTACGGTGGCGGCAGGACGTGGCCTGAAGCAGCTGATCAACAGTGATGCCTACTACAACGCCTTGATGGGTCGCCCCAATGGCGAAGTGACCAACTGGCTGCTGCAACGCTAAAACTTGCTCCACTTCTTCTCGATGTTATCGAGATGACGCTTAGCAGCTCGACGGTCTGGCAGCAGAAAGATCAGATCCACGCAGCGAAGAAAGAGCCACAGGATCAAAACGTCCTTGGCTAACGTCAGACCGTAGGTCTGCATATAAGTCATTGTGAAAAATGGGCGCCCCACCAGCAACATGAGCGCGACGACGATGACTAAAACTGTCTTTTCACACCAAGTAACTTGAAACCGGGACATCGGCAGACCTCATGAGCTATCGCATTCCGAATGGCAAAAGCCAGTTTTTCGATGCCAATGGAAATCCCCTCTCTGGCGGTAGTGTAGCGTATTATCAGCCCGGTACGCTTACGCCTGTAAACACCTACTAGGATCAAGGACTTACGACGGTCAATCCCAACCCTATTACCCTCGATTCAAGCGGCGGATGTATTGCCTGGGGGGCAGATTCGACGGTTTACCGCTAGATCGTCAAGGACGCTTCCGGTAATCAGATTTGGGATGCTGTAACGGGTATTGGTGGTTTTGCCAATCCCATGACGACGCAGGGCGACATGATCGTTGGCGGGAGTTCCGGCGCCGCCACCCGGGTAGGCATCGGCGCCAATCGGCAATGCCCCATCTCCAATGGCACCACATGGGCGTGGGGAGCCCTGACGGCCTCAGACGTAGGCGCCGATCCCGTCGGCACCGCAGCGGCGCTAGGAGGCATTGGGGGCCAGGCAACGCTTGTGCTGAGTGGCTATGCCATTGCCTCTAATGCGGGTGTCATTACCGTTTCCGCTTCCGGTCCATCCGGCACGCCGGCCAACGGTCAACTTTGGTTCCAGCACGCATGATGTACGTGGGTGATAGCGGGTCGTGGAAGTCGATCACGATCTATATCGGGTTTAGCGGTGCATGGAAGCAGGTGACTGGTGCATGGATTGGTGTGGGCGGAAGCTGGAAATCGCTTACCGTCGCACCGATGACCGCCTCTGCGTCGCCAACTTCCGTATCTGGCTCGGTGAATAGTTCGTCAGGAACGCGCCAGAACGTCACTACGGGATCGACCACTGTCACAGTGTCGGGCGGTGTTGGCCCATTCACTCATTCGTGGACAATAAATTTCACTCCCGCCCCATCAACTGACGCAACCGGAACCGCATCTGTTTCCGCACCATCTAGCACCACTACTTCATTTGTAGCGCAAACTTGCAACGCAGCGAATTCCCCCGGAACAGATTTTTATACAGCCGTCGATACCGTCACCGATACAGCAACTGGTGCCCAGACACAGGTTAGTGTTTAGGTGTCTGCCAAAAACACTTATGTGGGTCCATAAATGAGCCTGCCTCTACTCAACGCCAAAAAGCAATATTTCGATCAGAATGGAAATCCCCTCGCTGGCGGTAGTGTAGCGTATTATCAGCCCGGCACGTTGACTCCTGTAAACACTTATCAGGATCAAGGTCTATCCGTACTTAATAGCAATCCCCTTGTGCTTGATGCTAATGGGTAGGCTATTGCTTGGATATCTGATGGAACCAGCGTCCGAGAAATCGTCAAGGATTCGCTAGGCAACCAGATATGGGATCAAGTTACTGCCACTGGTTTAAGCCAGCTCTATGTGTTGTCAGTAAAGCAATATGGAGCCAAGGGTGATGGCATAACGGATGACACATCCGCCATTGTGGCGGCCGATCAGGCGGCATCGTCATAGGGGAAGTCCCTACTGTTTCCGAGTGGAACTTATGTGGCATCCACGCTCTCCCCGTTGTCCAAATGGATCGGTCAGGGCGTCAGCTCTACCAGGATCATACGCAGCCCTGGTGCATCCGCCGGAACGCTAATCCAGGGAACGAATGGAATCATTGATCTAATGGACCTTACGGTCGATGGTAACAAGGCCAACTGCATTAATGGCGGAAACAACATTTATATGCCATCGTCGGCGACCAAAATTTCCTTGGTCAGGGTAAATGTTCAAAACGCAAAATCAGTTTCTGGGTGGGGCTCCGGGGTCGTCATAGACGGATCTCAGCAATCGGCCGGATCGGTTATATCTCAATGCATTATTCAAAGTAATGATGCAAGCGGCATGGCTATCGAAAATGCCAATGACATTTTCATTATTGGGAATGTCTTCAATGGAAATGGTGGAGATGGATTGGCCATAAATAACTATGACCAGACATTCACTTAGAAACTTTACAGTATCCGCGTTATTGGCAACCATTTTTCAGGTAATGCCTAGAATGGATGCATAATTGGAAACTTCGTATAGAACAATAATCTAACCACTCCGATCTACGGAATTGGAAATCCTGAGGCATAGTATTGCCTGGCAACTGGCAATAAGTCCACGTCAAATGGGTATTACGGATTTTCAATTAGCGGGTTTAGTGTGCTTTGCGCAAACAACATAGCCTTTGCTAATTCGGCAGCATCAATCAACACGGCTAATTTCCTTTTTAACGCCCAGTATTCCAGCCTCATAAACAATATTAGCGAGGGGTCACTTGGCTGCGGCATTGATGCTGGGGGGGCACAATCAAGCATAATCATGGGTAACGTAGTACACGGAAGTGCTACATCGGGCATCAATCTTGAAAGTAATGCCGACATTCATGTATGCGGAAATTATCTTAGCCAGAATGACACATCTTCCGGCGGCATTTAGATGGTTGTTGACCGATTCGGTGGTGCCTCTCAACTATAGGCATTCACGACACCCGGACAAAACATCACGATAGGCGGTAACCATATCTATATCGATGGAACCCGGATAGGAATTCGCGCGGTCAATAACCCGGCCAACGTACTCATCGAAGGAAACACATTTACGTGCGCAAACCCATCATCTGATGTATTTAGATGCGTTTATGCAATTGGTGGATCAATTAAAGTCAAGCGTAATACGCTAGTGGCGACTGGATTTAATACATTGACGCCAACCGGAGGCGGCGTTTTGGAGGTTCCAGACATAATGGAGTATGCGCTGTTGAACAGTGCGACAACCATAGGCTCCCTCTAGAACTCGTCGGGAATTCTTGTTGGCACGGGTGTGGCCTATTGCAGTATTACAGCTGGCGGCTCCGGATATACATCAGCACCAACGGTAAGTTTTTCTGGCGGCGGCGGATCAGGTGCGGCAGGTTACGCACTTGTTTCAGCATCAGGAGTCGTCACCGGTATACGCATGACAGCTTACGGTGCGGGATATACGTCGGCTCCTACCGTTTCCATCAGTGGTGGCGGTGGGTCGGGCGCAACGGCGGTCGCTCAATGGAAGCTTGGCATTGCCGAAGAAAAGGAGCTGACCATCCAATGTAATACGGCAGAGGTTATCACTAGATTAGGAGCCGTTGTCGTAGAAAGCCCAAGCGCCGCCGATATCTCTGTGCCGGTGCGCGGCATGGTCACCCTTCAGGGTCAGTTTGGACAGTGGTATTTGAAGTCGAAAAACTTCTGAATTCGCTGTCTAGCGCATAGGCCACAACGTAGGGGATGGCCAGGACGAGCATCCCCAGAAGTGCAACGAGATAGAAGGGAAACAACAGGACATACTTCATGGGCGGCCCCTGCGCGACTGTATCGGGATAGTAACACCAAGGTTAAACGGATAGCAGGATTGTCTCATATTGGTCACATGGCGGCCGACATGCCGCGCCATTGCTGAATATGCCTTACCCCTCCTAAGGGGAAGGTCGTACGTTCGAATCGTATCGGGGGCACCACTTTTCAACGACTTACGCGTTATGACGACTTGGATGGTTGGTATATTTCGCCACGTTTTGGACGTGTCCGGTCACAGCGGTCACAGTAGCTTTTCCAGCGCCTTGACCGCATTTCCGGCACCCTCCGGCGTGAGGTGTGCGTAGTACTTTTCCGTGGTCGCATAGTCCGCGTGACCCATCAAATCCTGCACGCGTCGCAATGGCACCCCGGCCATCGTGAGATTCGCTCCGAAGGTATGGCGCAGACGGTGCAGAGAGCCCCCTATCTTCGCCTTCTTGGCGTCCGCCTTGAACCAGTCTGACAACGTGTCTGGGTGCACTGTCACCGGATGATGGTCAAGCTTCGCCAATGCCTTCTTGGCGCACGCGTTCAATGGCACCTGGCGCCACTTACCTGACTTCGTGCGCCCCACGCCGGTCTCATCGGGAATCGACTCGATGACGACGTGCCCGCGCTGAATATCGTCCTTGGTGAACTTGCACATCTCGCCACGACGAAGACCGGTGTGCGCCATGAACTCCCATAGGTGGGCCCTGGATGAGACGGCGTACAGCTTGGTAAGTTCCGGCTTGCCATAGAACCGCACCGCGACACTGCGCACGCCTTTGGGTGCCTTAATGCCAGCCAGTGGGTTCATGTCGATATGCTTCAGGTCGATGCCGACCTTGAATGCCGCGCTGAGCCGGCGAATCTCTTTGCCCACCGTTTCCTTGGCTGCTCGATCCCTAGTGAACCGCTCCGTCTTATAGGCCTCAATCTCCATGGGCTTGATCGAGTCGATGGGTCGGTGTCCGAACTTGACAATGAAGCGCTTCATCTCGCTTTTGGCTTTGCTTGCCGTCGTCGGGTGCGAGGCCGCGTACCAATCCTGATACCACTCCAAATAGATGCGAACGAGCGGAAGGCGCGCAATGATGCGCACGCCATGGATCAGCTCTGCTTCTTTCTGGGAACGAACTTTCTCAGCCTCACCGGGCTCAAGTTTGCCAAGGGTGCGCCGGAAGCGCTGACCCCCTTCACGCCAGTTGAGGTAGGCGCATGGTCCGCGCCAGTAGAGAGTGACGTTTGCCATGCCTCAGATCCATGAATTGCCGCGTACAGTGCGGCCTTCTCGTAAAGCTGCTTGCCCATGAAACGCCTCGGCGTGAGACCGTAGGCAAGGGCATTCTTTCGAAACTGGCTATCTGAGACTCCGCAGTAGTGAGCGGCTTCCGCAACGGTGAGCCAATCCTTGCCGGAAATATCCAGGCTCTCAGCGGCGCTCATGTTGGCGGCTCCGGGAGTGGCATAAAGTGGGTTGGAGGATCATAGGTAAGGCAGGCGCTCTCTCCGTCATCGGTTGTCCAATTCGGATCGCCACGCTCATACACATTTTCGCGCCATCCCATAACCGTAACTACCCTTTGGCCTGCGCATGGGAAATAGCCAAGAACCCGAGTTCCATCTTTCGGTGCCATCTCAATCGGTTGCCATTTCATCACCCACCCTCCGTCCCTTTGTCGTTGCTGCGGTGGGCGGAGAGGGCGGCTTCTACGGACTTCTTGATAGCATCAAGCTGACTGTGCCCACGCTTCTTGAGACGGCTGAACATATTGCTAGCTGCGAGGGCCATGTCATCAGTAACTTGACCATCCTGCGCATTGCTGCTGGTGTAGAGGGGGAATAGGCCGTTCGAATCTTGCGCCACGTCTGGCCGTTTTCGGCCCACATGAACCCGCATGCTGTAACACATCGTTCCGTACTCGCTTACCGCCTTTTCAAGTGAAACACCCGGCTCAACCTCAAGCCACGCCACAGCCTCGCCACCCTCCGGCGCATAGGACTGGGCGCGGGTGTTCGTGATTCGTTCCAATACGTGATCTGTAAAGGCGTCATAACTCACTCGGCAATCTGGATCGTGTTGTTCCAGATATCCGCCGATAGCCTTCAACAGATCGGAGCGAAGATCGCGGCAAGGGAGCGTTTGGTTAGTCATGGCTTCATGGCCTCTTTGATCTTCTCAGCATCTACCCACAGAATCAGGGCTCGCCTCTTGGCAGGACCAAGCATCCCAAGGTCGGCGATTGGAACATCACAACCAAAGGTGACCATCGTTCCGTCGCGCCCTTTCTTGGCGTGCGTGATGCACTGATCCAACACCTGAAAATTGATGTTTTCCTGTCCGATCTTCTGCACAAGCTCGACGATATCCATCACCCCTCCCCGCCCTGTCCATCGGTGGCGACTGAGGTCGGAGTGGCGGCGCTAGACAATGCGAGCTTGCCTTCGTCAGTGATATAGACGAACCACCTTTTCTCGATTCGAATCCAGCCGCGACCCTCAAGAGATCGGCAGAAATTTTCGAACTGTCGTTCGTAGATGAAGAACTTAGCTACTGGGTGGGGCAATTCTCCGCCCATATACGCTGGCAGATGAGTAACGTTACCCTTAAGGTCTTGGTAGACGCTTCCCGTTGCCCATTCGAGAACGGCACGCTGCTTTTCTCCAATACGCATCACGCACCTCCTTTTGGCACAACGGGACCATTTCCGGCCAAGCACGAGCAAAATTTCGCTTCGTCGTCAAAACACCATCCGCAAAGCTTATTCGCATCCGGCACCTTCACCTCGCGCCGCAGATGGTCGTCGATGGCGTAATCAATAGATGTTCGCTTACTGCAATTGCAAGAACCTTTATACATTGCTGGAGTGTCATGCACTGCGCAATCAGAATCATGGATAATTCCGTCCTTACATGCAACGCACATGCAATGCTTTCTAGAATTAGTATGCTCATCGTCGATGCGGTCAATCTCATCTGCTAAGACATCAAGCATCAGATATCCATGGGCTTGATTTATCTCTCGCAACCGATAGCTGATATTTCCAAGCGTCATCGTGCTCATTTGGTCACTCCGAAGCTTGCGATAACGCACAGGGCTACAATCATCAAGGCAATGCCTAGGATGATTGGATTGTTGTCTGGATTCATGAGCCACTTCATTTGGTCACTCCAAGGGCGGATTCGAGGGCGGCGCGCATGGAATCCATGTGCCAGTTCATCCCATCACCAGCGGGACGTGCATATCCCCGTGCATGATGGTCATCGCTGTATGCGCGACAAGCCCTTTGTACATCCTCATCACTCACGCTCACCGGGCGCGAGAGGTGGTCAAGCGATTCTAAGATGGCTTGAAATTCATCGTTGCCAAGTTCAATCCCGCCAAGGCCCCGGGTTGCCCAAAGGCGTTCGCGAATCTCCGCAAGCGTCATCGTGTTCTCAGTCATGGCTTGTGCTTCCCGTGTCCGTTGCACTTGTAGCAGGTGGTATTGGTGTACCAAGGGCCGGCCATTCCTTCTTCACGTCCGCTTCCTTGGCATACGCGGCAAAAGACAAGCGATCGCTCTTCCTCAAGCAGGCGGGTTAAACGCGATACCTCCGAACGCTCGTGCTCACCAGAAGGCGGCGAATAGAAAGCCATGCCGTAGCATTCATGAGCGCCTGACAGCACGCGAGCCACCTGCTTACGCTCATCGCTAGTCAGTGCATCGAACTTGTCTATTTCGCACAGCGCCTCGCCAAGAGCTTCCGACCAATAGTCGATGTCATCACTCATGGCTATCTCCGATGGCTGCGCGGGCGGCGTCGATGGCTGCTAGGCGAGTCCATAGTGTTCTCGCAGCATCCGCCCAAATCTCACGGCGTCCCATATAGCCGTCCCGATAGGCTGCGTCTGATAACTCGCGCCAGTTGTCGATAAGCTCATTCATAGCCGAGCGAACCGTATCCGCATCCACCCTCAGCCCCTCATTCTCCTTGCGGAGCGCGGCGAGTTCGTCGAGTAGCGACTTGACCGTGGCGGGGTGGAAGATCGTCACGAACTCCGCGTTAGCCTCAACCTCTTTGTTCGTGGCCGTGAGATGCAGGACATGCGTGTTGCGACAGGCAAAAATCGTCGGGTAATGCGAGGCTGGCGGAATGTTTCGGCTCCACGGCCCTGGCGTCGCCGCCTCACAAACCTGCATGAGCCTAGACAGCTCGCCGTCGTCTTTATGGTTGGTGGTCATGCGGGCGCTCCGAGGCGGGAAAGCGAGATAACGGCCTTCATGGCTTCGATGTGGCCCTTTCCAGACTGAGTTTCCAGGTCGTAGACGTTCCACGCTGCATGAGCCTGATCGTCAGTCACGGGACGGTCGATGTGTTCAACAAGGACAACGCTCGGCTTGTACATGTCGAGCGCTTCAGTCCAGTCGGCGTGCGTAAGAAAGACTTCCTGCTGATGCGCATCTTCGTCGGCATAGCGACACGGAACACCAAGGGCCTTCATCAGGATCTCAATCTCGCCAAGCAGTGCGGATTTGCCACTGCCAACAGGCCCGCTAACCACAATCGAAACTTCCACCTTCTTCGCATCCATCATCGGGGCTCCTGGTTGGATCAGAAGGGCAAGTCGTCGTCAAAATCGTTGTTCGCCGGCGCAGCATTGCTTGGTGCGTTCTGCCTAGATTTAGTCGCGTCCTTTGGCTGCACGCTAAGGCTGATCGTGTCGCCCTTGCTGGTCTGCTTATCCCAACCGCTCAGCCAATACTCTTTGCCATCGATGTTGAGTGAGCCATTGCGATCTGGATGGGAATCCTTTTCCTTGCGGTCGTTGATGAAGAGGACGCCCTTGTTAACGTTGTCGTATTGCTTGTTCATGCTGCTTTTGCTCCAAGGGTGAAAAGGATTTCGTTTGTTAGGGATAGGAACTGATTGCGGCGCTCGTTGAGTCGGCTCAGTTCGTAGGCGCACTCATCCCTGGTAAGCCGATAAACGGCAAGCTGCTGTCCTTCCGGAAAGTCCGCGCAATAACTAATGAAATCGACCCACTGCCGGCCTGTGCAGTCCAGATGACCCACGAGCTGCCAGCGGTATGATGGGTCGAAAGAATTGCGACGAAGCGTGGCGTAGTGGGTTTTTGCAATAACGGACTTGATTTCCACTACGCCGTCATCGCCAACCAGTCCATCCGGCGAGTCGCCATAGCTTCCCCAATCAAAGAACCCGCCATTGGTCACTTCGACGAAGTACTCATCCTCATAGAGCATTCGCGCCACGGGTTCCTGTTCGTGTCCGCGCTCCATGTGCTCGTTCGTGAAGCTGTATTCCGCTTTGCGGCCCGTGGCCTGTTCCAAGGCAAGCTGTAGCGCATAGTCCTTGGCAGGATCGCCAAAGGCCTTACCATCGTTGGCCATGAACGTGCCAAACTTGGACGCAGTAGCCTTACCAAGCCGCAGCGCGAACCACTCTTCCGAGTTCTGCTGAACGTCATGCCACTGCATCGAGGCATTCTCCGATGAGCTGTGACTGATGTTCTTCGGTCATATCGACGCGAGATAGGACGCTTTCAAGGTTGCCGTCGCGCTTAAACGCAGCCTTAGCGTTCTCCCATGCCCTGGTTTGATCCGGCGTCAAGGTGCGACGACCGGGACGCTGTGGGCTTATACGAAGCCCCTCAACGGAGTCCTTGCCGAAACGCACATTGGGATCAACGTAAACGGTGACCTTCACGTCGTTCCAGTCGTCGATGAAGGCTGATCCGGTCAACATCTTCATTGTCTTACTGTTTGTTGCATTGAGAATCATCGGCTTGAGTTTTTCGCCTGGCCGAATCTCCTTCTCAACAAAGTGAGCCGTGTTGAACTTGTCCTTGGTCTTCTTGGTATGGTCCGGCTCAAGCGCAACGTGATGCACCGTGAGCACGGTCGGCTCAACAATGTCAGCGCTGCTCAGGTACGGTGAGTCAAACGCCTTCCTGTAGTGGGTCTTAGCTGCTGTAGTCATGTCGTTTCCCGTTGCAGGATTCACAAAAACCTCGCGCACCTATCGCCGTGCGCTGGCGTGTTGAATGGGTGGCGGCGCTCGGTGCTAATCCCCGAGTGAACTGCGCTAGCCTGTGGAACAGTCACCGCCATAACAAGGAAGCTGCTCGAAGCCATGTCCCTACGCGACAGTAACCGGGCTAACGCGACACTTCGAGAATCGAGCAGCTTCCTTGTGCCCTGTGTTACTCGACAGGGCGACGAGACCGGATGCGTCTATCAGGAGTCCGATAACTTCCCATCAACCGTCTAGACGCTGACTTGTTATAGATGCCCCTTGCTGCTGTAACTCGGAGGGGCGCAGAGCAGGAGGTAACGCAGCAGCTACGCTCGGCATAGGCCGGAGGTTTCCTCAGCGATGCCAGAGCATCGCCATGAGTTTCCAAATTGCGGCGAAGATCACCACCGCCAGAACATCCGTGGCCAGCACAAGCATGGCTAGGTCGCGTAGATCGGTATAAAACTGCGAGTCTTGGAAGCGACTTTTCATGTCACCACTCCACACTTATGCATATGGTCCACAAACCGCTCTGCCGCATCCCAGCATGTGCGAATAAATGCGTCGTTTGCGGCGACACGCATCAGTCTGCCAAGCTCGGCATCGTCCGCACCCGTGCTGATCAGCGACAGGATCGTGGCGCGGTACTTGTACGCGGCAGCTTTAGCCATCGCCTCCGTACCCGTATCAGCCTTGATCGCGTTGATGGTGGTTTCGGTCAGCGCGTCACACGCCGCCATTTCCAGCCACTCCAGATCTGATTTACGTTCCTTGCTGATTTCGTCGGCTTCGCGCGAGATGGCGTAATTGCGACGTTCCAGTTCATCGCCGTACCAGTCGCGTGAGTCGCCTGGTCCGCGTGCATAGACGGCGTTCATGGCGTTTCTCCGGTGGCTTTGGCGATGGCGTCGTATACAGCCGAATAGTCTGGATGGTCCGCGATAAGAACATCGGCTAGATATGGTAGGGCGATACGGCAGGCTTCCAGCAAATCAGGTGCGGCGGCGATGAGGTGGGCATTGGCCGCCATGGTCAACTCCATTTCTTCCTGCGTATCTTCCGTTGCCTCGTCATAGATGCTTAGCTTTGCTACTCGGTCATTGACGGCATAGATTCCAGTGTCAGACCAACTATGCTCAATGACTTGCCACGGACCAGGCGTGTGCTTACTCATCGCACATTCCTCCACGAAATGACCGAAGCCTCAGGATCAATCTGCTTCCATCCGTTCCACGGTCCGATGTAGGACAGCCGCAGCATGAAGCCGCCGTTAGGAATGGCTACCTTGGCGCGGCATGCGCGGAGGTTGTTCCAGATGTTGCGTTTGGCGTCGCCATGGATCAGGCGGAGATGGGCTTTCATGAGTGAGCCTCCGCCTCTTCACGCGTGATGTAGAAGTGGATGCCGCTGCTGCATTCGGACTGCCAGTTCTCATCGAAGCTGTCTGGCGTAATGCGATTCCCGGCGATATAGGTTGTCTTGCGGTCGTGAAGCGATACGCCATGGTCATTGCCAAATACTTCCAGCACATCGGCGAACTCGGCGCGACACTTACGGCCGAATGCATGGCTACGTTTTGCCTCGGCGGGAATCTTCAACTTGACGATCACACCTCCTACGCATTTCTTCCATCCGATCAGGTCACCATCAGGAAGAATGCGAGTGCGAGCGATGATTAGCTCTGCATTCCTGGCATCCGCGAGGTTGGCATCCGCGAGGTTGGCATCCGCGAGGTTGGCATCCGCGAGGTTGGCACGCGCGAGGTTGGCACGCGCGAGGTCGGCACGCGCGAGGTAGGCACCCGCGAGGTTGGCACGCGCGAGGTCGGCACGCGCGAGGTAGGCATCCGCGAGGTTGGCACCCGCG